CCGCCGGGCCGAGCATGAGGAGGTGGCGGAGGCCCTGGCGTGGGCGCTTCGCTGTCTCGGGAAGGAGGAGCCCATATGCGTATCGGTGAGGCTTACACCTTTGTCCCCGCCGCCTTCGGCGCGGAAATTGGGGGCAAGGACACAAAAACCATCCCCCGGCGGGTGACCGGGCATATTGAGTACATCAACCGGGCCCACCGCTACTTCACCGTCCGGGTGGACACCGGGCGGGGAATCCTGCGGGAGAGCTTCAAATTTTA